GATAAAGCACTTGATGAACCAAAAACAATATCATTTGAAGGGAATGAAAAGTAATTTGAGACAAAATCAAAAATTCCACTTGCACCCGAGTTTTGATAAGTTGACCTAAAATAGGACTGAGTAGTTGCTACCTTAAAAGGAGAAGCACTTGTACTTGCTATCTCAAAAGTATTTGTTGGTGCATTTGTACCAATACCCAACCTATTATTCGTATCATCCCAAAAAAAGTTAGACGCATCACTTGCAAACGCACTTCCATTGCTGAACTGAATAGCACCACTCACACCGCTTGGGTTTGCAGTCAATGTGATATTCCCACTTCCCAAAAGAGATGTATTGTTCAACGTTTTGATATTCGTACCACTTACAAGAGTATCTTGTTTTGTCGCAAGTGCAGTTGTCACAGAACTTGGGACAGGCAAGTTGCCCAACTGAACCTTTGTCGTTGTGTTGGTTGCTATATCTACAACCGGAAATACATCGTCCGTTGTCGGTGTTGTTAGTTCTGTTAGGTCTGTTATTCTCTTGTTGCTCATAATTCTAAAAAGTTGCCGTCTTGAGTTCTCATAAACTCGTTGTTTGTTGTAAGTAAATAGCCAATAAAGATTTTGTCAAACCCTAAATAGTCACCATTTTGAGTTGTCAAATAGTTAAAATCTTGAGTAATCAAAAAATCAAATGTATCTTGAATGATTGTCTCGCTCAATCCGGGTGTGTAACTCTTCGCACTCTGAGTTATATTGTTTTGCTTTGACGTTATTGTAGGAACGTAACTCTTGACGCTTTGTGAGACGTTGCGTTGCTTCTTTGATTCTACAAATTTGTAGGTTTTCAAATTAAGCGTGTAGTCAATCTTTTTCTTGTTGAGCGTAGGTTGATATACTTTGCTAGTCAAAGTTCTCGCAGATTGCTTCTGTACAAGCGTAGGTGTATACTCTTTTGAATCAATGAAAGCAATGCCATCAAACCCTAGAAAATCGCCATCTTGAGTGACGAACATATCAGCGTTTTGAGTTGCTAGATTTACAAAGACATCAACAGGCGATGTCGGCAATATGTCATATTGCTTGTTCACGAAGGCGTATAGAATACTTCGGGTTGCTCAACTAATTGACATTTTAAAATACCTTGCTCGACGAGTTCGTTCGCTAACGCAGGATTTGTATTTACTGCGCTAGTTTGAGCGTAGACTTTGTATTGATACTCGCCATCTAAGAGAGTGAATGTCGTGCCTTCTACGACTGCGAATTGATTGTATCTCTCTTTGTGTGTTGAGATATCCGTCAAGATTACATTGACTACTTGGTCTGTTAAAAGATGTGTAAAATTGAATAAGAAATATGGATTTGAGATGGTGACTTTTTCACTCAACGTCAAATACCAATTCTTTGATTCCGCTTTTTCAATTACTAACATCTAATATAAATAGCGACTAGATAAATATGTAACAAAAAAAAGGGGCATCTTTCGACACCCCTCTTTGAAAACAAATATGAATCAAGAACTCTACAAATATACGTTAAATTCCTAACGCAGTCACTACGCTAGATTGTAATTTGTAAGGCGCTTCTGCTTCAATAGCCGACAAAGTTACTTCGTAGCCATTTGAGTCACCCATTGCCGTTCCGGTATTCGCAACCATCGCAGTCACATCGCATCCGTATTCGTTACCTACCAACCAACAAGTGTCGTTGTTATCTTTTACGATAGCATAGCAACGGCCTTGAGCGAGAAGTTTCATTTCGTTTCTCTTAGTGGTAGACAAGCGACGCAATTTGAACGCTACGTCACATTGATTGAAAGTAGTTCCATTCTCAACACTTACGTTTGTAGTGTTAGTCAAAGAACCTGTTCCTTTTGGCAATTCGTAATCATAGACATCTCCACTTACTACGGTGGTAGCAGTAACTTCACCACTCGCAGTTGTAAACTTAGAAGCAGTCCACGAAATTAAGTGGATGCTTTTGATACCGCCGATTGAATCTTTACAATCGAGAGTAAATCCTTGAGTGAGTAAACAAGCCATAGTCTATGCTAGATTAAAGGGTGAAATATACAACTTCAGCAGGGTAGGCAACTTGAACACCATACTTGAAAGTAGTGCGGAAACGAACCTCGTCGTTATCTTCGCTATACCACAATTTGTATGACTCTTCTTCGTTAGCCAAATCTGTACCTACAAAGAAGTTGCTCAAAGAACCTGCAACGATTTTGTTTGTACCGTTCAAACCACCAACAGCAATCAACTTCATGTTAGTTCCGGGATATACCATTTCCATAGTTTGACTTGCGTCTACTGCGTAATGGAACAAGTTGGCGTTCTTCAAGTTAACAAGCATCAATTTGAAAGCGTCAACACCCAAGAAACAAACCAAGTCAGTCTTGCTAGCAACGCGAGAAGGAATGTTTGCGTATACTTGGTCTAAGATATCGTCGATGTTTGCAACGGTGATAGAGGTGAAAGTAGTTGGCGCAGCGTTAGCCAAAGTTGGAGAAGCGGCGGCGATGATTTTGTTGAAACCATCGAAGCGAGACAAGTTAGGGTTGCCACTAGTAGTGTCACCTTGCCACATTGCAATCTCGATGTTTTCGGCGATAACCGCACTTTTCTCGCTACCTACTTGCTCTTCGAAAGGAATCATTGTAGGAGAACCGGCCATGATTTGAGTCTGCATCCACTTTGCTTCCAAAGTCTTAGGACACAAAGTCTCTTCGATTTTTACCGCACCTACTGTGATGTTTCTTTGAGTGAAAGTGGTAGCACCACTTGGAGAGTAACCGCAACCGTCGGCTTGAAAGTAAACGGTAGAGTTAAGCAAGTTCAAAGAAGCAGACGATTTAACGCCTACCTGCACTTGACCTGCGCTTTGCAAAGTTGAAGCGGTTTTTGAACCGAACAACGCTTTTACCAACAAGTCGGTAGACTGTTCGTTGGTGTAGTTGCTGAGGGAAGATACAACGAATGACATAGTTTTATTTTTTTTGTGTTTTTATTTTTTTAATGCGTTTGCAAATTTCTTCAAGTTCTCAAATTGAGACTCTACTTTACTTGGGTTGTGAGGTTTCTTAGTAGGCTCATCGCTTGGCAAGTCCATAACTTTCTCCACCAACTCAACTACTTTAGACATGGCCTCTTTGTGAGATGCTCTTTCGATTACTAAAGACTCGATAGAAGCAGTCAAATCAGCAATCTTAGACTCAAGACTTTCTACTACTTCGTTGAAACGAGATACAGTAGCAAATTCTTCTTTTGCTTCTACTTCGATTTCTACTTCGGGAATTTCAATCTCGGGCTTAACAATCTCTACAACGATACCATCTTCAGTCGTTACAAGAGTACCGTCTTCTAGTTCGTGTGTTGCGTTAGGTGCAGGGATATCGCCCTCAGCAGTTTCTACCATTACGATAGTTCCTACTGACAACTCACCTTCCCATTTTACGATAGTACCATCTTTCAACATTGCAGTCTCGAAAGAGATACTTTTTTCTTCTTCAAATCCCAACAATGTGCGGACTTGTTTCAAAGTTTCTTTTGCGTTCATCATAGTAAAATATATTTTTTGTTTTAGTGTTGCAATTTTATTGACCATTCCATTGAGCAAGAACTCGCTTCAATTCTTCAATTACTTTCATCTCTTCGTCTACTTCACTGACAAAATCAAACACGCCTTCAACAGAGAATCCTTTGAACTCACCTGCTTTGACTTTCGCCCATACATCGTCGTTGTCGATTAAGTAAGAAACAAACCACGACCCATCCGCTACGTCTTCATATCCCTTCGGAGGCATGACACCTCTTTCTCTATCTACGATGTAAGACTCGAACAAAGACACACCTTCTTCGATTGGAGTCTTGTGATGAGCGTTGACACTGTCATACTTGTTTGACCGCGCCCACTTCTTCGCTATCTTAAAAATAGACTCCTTATCAAATACAACGTAGTATTCACCACGAATAGCGTCACGTCGATAGATAGGCATATCAGCAACCATAGCAACTCCCGAAACAATTCTTTTATCTTCATCTTGAATAGCGAACTTGCTTGAGTTTATTTTGCGCTCAGTCCAACGAAGCATTTCTTCACCTCCCCACAATAGATACGAGATAGTCCCACAAGCGGTCTCGTCGTTTGGGTTATAGTATTCTTTAGCCCTTGACAAATAAGAGTAGACTCTTTCAACTGTGTCTTGAGAAATTGGTTCTCCTTGTGCAAGTTGTTGACCTCTTACTTTTCCGACTTGAGTTGCACACTTATTGCCGTTCTCTTCGTTCAATCGAATACCTCTTTCAGCGTTTGCTTTTGCGCCTTCGGGATAGTCTGTATATGATTCAAAGTTTTGATTGAACGCTTGAAAGTCTCTCTCGACGGCCGGTGCTTCAACGAGTGACACAAAGTCAATGCCTGTCTCTTCATCAAATTCGTTGATATCTAGTCGGTAGATTGGTAGATTCATACTCATAAATAGCGTCATTTAACTATCGATACTTTTTTGTTTTGAGATACCCTGTTTTGAGTACGTGTAATATCGCCCTCAAGAACATAGACTTTTGATTGTTGTGTGAGTTGCTCATTCCCTCCTTGTTGTAAAAGCGTAGAACTTGTTTGAGGTGCGCTCATTTGAGGTATACCACCACCATTTTGTTGACTTGCTTGTTGAGTAGAGAACTTTGTCGCCTTCAATTTGGCAACTTGAGCAATACCAAACGCACCGGCTAGACCTGCTTGTATGTAAGGGTATGCAGGAAGGAAAGCCGTGATAGGTGAATCTTGCGCAGTCTTGTAAGCATTTTGCACACCTTCGATTGTTGACATTATAGTCGAGGCAATCTTCATCGCTTTCGAGAAATTGAACGCTCTCTTTTGTGACTCTTCGTCTTGACGTGCAAATGCGTTTGCGAGTTCTATACTTACATCAAAGAAGTCTTTTGCCAAGTCAACCAATTCTTCATTGTACGCTTTTACTGCAATAGCAAACTTCTCTTGATTCGTGTATTTCGCGCGATATGTACCCTCGTCTATCTTGACAAGATTTGCACCTAGATTCTTCTCTTCTTTTTCTTTTGTTGCAATTCCTTTACGAACGTCTTTCAACTCTTTGTCACGCAACTCTTGACGCTTGTAGTTGTAGATGTTCTCAAGTATTAGAAGCGCCTCTTGATTCTGTACGTATTGCTTGCGAGCATTGGCGTACCATTGTTCAAGTGCGAGTATCTCTTTGTTTGCTTCGTCTGCTTGAAGCATCCTTAACTCTTGAGTCAACGAGCGTACTTCGTTTCTTCTCTCTTTTGCTCTATCGCTTGCTTCTTTTGCTCTATCCGCGTTGTACTTCTTCTCGTCTTCTGCAAGAATAGCAAGAGCGTTCTTTGAATCTAGAATGATTTTGCCCCATTCTTTCTCCTTGTTCTTGCCATAGTTCTTACGTGCTTGTGCAAGTTCGTTCTCAAGTTTCTCACGTTG